GTCGAACACCTCTGACCCAACCGGCATCCCGTAACAGGCGATCATCTCGATCACAAGGGTTGCGTCGGGCCACACCAGTTTCAGGTAGTCCAGCAGGGCTAGGACGAACTCGTTGTCGTGAAGGCCGATGTCTACCGGAACACCGTTCTCCAGCACAACGAAAGCCGAGTCCTTATTGCCGGGGTCTATGGCAATCACGCACCCCGGCGGCCTGTGCAGTTGGACGCTACACATCGCCCATGCTCTCGATTGGCATCAGCCTGTCGATGGGGATCATTATGCAAGGCTCCATGTCTGATGCGTCACCCCTGTCCGTCCTGCCCATGAAGCTGATCGGAAAGGTCTCGTCGGTCACCTTTATGCAAGCATCCTGATCCAAATACCTGATGGCCAAGTAGACGGGCAAGCCGCTGTACCGCCTCATGGTGTTCATGTTGACCCACTTCATCAGTGCCAGCATGTAGGTTGGGAACGTGTCCTTCTCTATCTTCCGGTGCTTGACCTCAACGAAGAACTTCAGTTCGGCCCCTGCACCGCCATGACTCAGGGCCATGAAGTCAACGTGGTAGAAGGGCCTTGTCTTCTTCAGTACGCACCCCCACTGGTCTTCAAGCGAAGCGGCGAACGTCTTCTCTTTCTTACGGTCGCCGGAACTCTCGTACACCGGTCTTTTTGGCATCGCAACGGTACTCTGGGACAAGTGGCATTGATATGGCCATTCGCAGATACTCAATAGCCTCTGGGGTCCCCGGCACGCTGGAGAAGTATCTCTCCCACGAAGCCTCCACCATCCTCTCGAACTTCCTGTTCGTCATAGCCCTTGGGTTTGACAAGATGCGAGCCTCTCGTACACGGAACGAAACTGGTTGTACAGCTTCCCGCTGTTGAACTCAGTCATGTCGCACACGTTTCTCCACCCAACCTGTTCAAGAGGTTCCATGATGCTGGGGGGCAGAGAACCCCTAGCTTCAGCCGCTCCCATGGTCCCGTACTCCCTGATGGCAGAACGGGCCTGAGTCCACGCATCCTCTGCGGACACGGTGAGCTTGAACGGGGTCCACTCTTCCCTGTCATCTTCCCACCTCTCTTGGTTGAACCAAGTCGCTGGGTATGGGGTGTACTGTCGGTCCTGCCCTTCTCTTGCGGCTGCGTAAGCTGTGACCGCTTCCATTAGGGACTCAAAGCCCTCTTTACGCAATGCTTTTTTGATCGCTTTGACCGCAGCCCCCCTAGCAACCTTCCTAGGGTAAGCCTTGTACAGGGCAACAGCCTGTTCCTCGATGTTCATCACTTTTTCCTTTTGTGGGACATCGCCGTCACCCGCTTCTTCCTTGCGGTCTTCGTCCTTGCGAACGAGCGGTTCTTTGACGGCGACTTTGTAGTGAGGTTAGACCGCTTGTTATTGTTGGCGTTCCCGTCTTTGTGGTGTACATCCTTGCCCTTGACGTTCACCCCTGCCTTCTCTAGCTCGCGTCTGGCCTTGTTCCGGTTAGACCTCTTCTTGATCTCAGCCGGTTCTGCATTCTTCTTCTTCTGCCATGCGTAGTTCCGTCCAGCCTTCTTTTTCACAGCCTTCTTCTTTTTTCCTGCCATGACGCTTCCTTATCGGCTTGAGAAAGTAATGTCCAACGAACCCCCCTATCCTCTTCATGCCCAGCCTCTTCCGGTGGTAGTTCTCCAGATTCGTCAGCGGGCAGTCAAGTACCTTTGAGAAGGTCAGCAAGAGGACAAGGGACATGATCGGTGCTGCCACGAACCACGGCTCAAGGAAAGGGACCAAGAAGAACGCAAGCAGGTTGGCCCCCACCATAGAGGCATGAAACAGGACGATGCAACACAGGGCCAGCTTGTCAATCATCCGGCCACCCCTCGCACATTTCCATCCACAGGTCTATCCCGCCCTGTGTGCTGAAGTTCATGGCCACCAGCTTGCACTCGGGGCACTCCACCCCGCTGAACATGTGCCCCCCAATATCCATGTAGCACTCCCTGATCACTGGCTCGACCCCACAGTCTGGGCATTCAGGCAGGGGGTCCATGGTGTAACGCGGCCTATCGGGGACACTTACCATTCCCCTATATCGTAGCATTGTCTGACTGCTGGCTACGTGTTTGTAGCTTGTGTCCCCCGAGGATGTCGGCCAGACATTGCCTCGATTTTCACGCTCCAGCATGCGGTTTGCGAGACCGCTCGGGTAACAGACCCACGTAGGCATACAGGCGATGAAGCTGACCCGCCCCTCATAGTTTTACAGCCTCGAATTTCCCACATGGTTGCAACAATAAGGGGCATCCTTGCCCCAATTAGCCTTCCTTAGCAAAGTCGTCACGCCCGACTTGAACGGGCTGGTGACCGTGGACACGGTAACGACTGGGGGTCACTACTCCCCCGTCCCACGAAAGGAGGACTCTATTAGAACGGAGTTTCTTCGTCCGTTGTAGTGGTTGCGGCCTTTTTGGTGGCCTTGGCCTTGCTGGGCTTGTACATCCTGTCCAGCTTGGCGGCGATGCTGTTGTCGTTGGCAATAGTTGACAACGCCTCGCCCCTAAACGGGAACTCGAAAGAATCCCAGACCTTGCCGTCGTCCGTGTGGTGGTGCTTGTTTATCAGGGTAATCGTCTTGCCCGTGAAGTCACACTCACCCCCCGGCTCAAGGGCCTTGAATGACCCCTCCCATCCCATTTCAGTAAGGTACTCGGATGAACGCTCCACGTTGGAGTCGCTGTTCATCCACATCTTTACCGTCCTAGTGAACTTGGCGTCCACAGTGAACTCGCCGCCATCAGCGTCGAAGTACTTGTGAGGGAGAATCTCAATCCCAAAGTAGGGGGTCTGGTTCTCGCCAGCGGTTCCGAACCCCTGACCCATGACCGTGCAATCGTACCTGCCTTCGTTGTATGAACTCATACCTGTTCTCTAGCCTCCATAATGGCGTTCTTCAAATTTGTCCAAGCCTCAGCACCACTGTCGCCACCCTCAATCTCCATGGGGAGGCCAAAGCGGTTCTTCGCATCGAATGCGGCTGAGTGCTGTGTGTGGATGACCCTAGCGTGGCCACCCTTCCCTTTGGCCCTGAGGCCAGACTCGTCAACGTCGATCCAGTAGTTGAAGAACAACACTGCATCGCACCATCGGTGGGTCAGCGACCACGTCTTGTGGTGCAGGTCAACCGTGAACCGGTCATAGTCTGCACCGATAGGGTTCCGGTACGGGGCGATCTTGGTGTGACCCAGAAGGATCACCCCCATACCGGCCTCATCTCGCACCCTGTCGAGAGCGTTTATGAACTCCCTCCAGTCACTTAACGAAACCTCAAAGCCCCTGTTGAAACCCAAAAATCCCTTCTCTGACCAATCGCCAGCGAACTCCCTGTTGCACACACTCTCGTGCATCACCCTCTCGGCACACGAGATTGTGTCGATCACAAGAAACTTGAACTCATGATCCTCAGTTGCAAGTTCCTCAACCATCCCCATCATGTCACCAAACGTCTTGGCTGGTGGCAGGACTGGGAGGTCCATGGGTACAGACCCACTTGTCTTCAACAGGTCCCACGTATCCTCCTGCCCAAAGGGCATGACGACACTGTTAGGGATGTTCCCCGCCAAGGATGATTTGCCAACCCCTGCGGGGCCTACAATCACCATGGCAGGTGGCCTCTTCTCAACATCCTTTCGGATGCTTTTCAGCCAGTTCTTCTTACCCTCAGTTTTCGTTGTCATCGTCTCTCCTTTCGTAACCAGAGACTGCCGCCCACCACGCATCCATTGCTTCGTGCCAGACGTTTCCAAAAAATAGGGCGAGCTTCAATTGCTCTTCCGCCCTCTCTAATCCCATTACATACCTGTAGTGATGCTTGGTTGGGCAAAGCTGGAAGCACTTCGCCCGACTGTTGGTCAGCAACTCGCGATTACCATCAGCCTCTGCCTCCCCCTCAAGCTCTGGGTGTACGTCGTCAGACCTCGCCCAGTTCTCACTGTCCACGTCATCGTGGCGGCTACAGATGCCTAGGTACTGGCATGGGGTGTTCCACATCATGCACCCAGACGGGTTGTACGGGGTGAACCCCGTCTTCTCAGTTCTCTTCATCGTGGTGGCAATGTCCTCTGACACTTGCCACAGTGACCTGTTGTACTGCTCAAGCTCATCCTTGGTCAGGGCTATCGGCTTCCTTTGGAAGTGCCTGTCCGTGTTTCCCAACACCTCTTTCACGAGCCGGATGGAGTACATCTCCATGTTCTCCTTCTCCATCGTGCCCATTGCCTCGAAGGTTTCGTTGGAGACCTCCTCGCCCAAGTAGGTTCCGTCGTTGGTTACAGAGTTCCTAACTGGGTTGGTTATCTTGCGAGGCTTAGTGGTGGGTTTCTTCACCACGTCCCAGATGATCCCCCTCAGTGGTATCCCATTAGAATACATGAGGATCTCGTAGTGTCTGGGCTGGCTCTCTATCCGCAGTACTCGCCAGTAGTTAGACGATGGGTCAGAGATGTCCAGAGATGTGGTCTTGTGATCCACGAGGAAGTACTCCCCGTCAATCCTGATCAGCTTGTCAATCTTGCCAGCCAAGGTCCACTTCCTGCTGATGCGTCCCTTGGGGTCAAGGTTCCTTAGTGGGGCCGTGTAGACAGTCTCGATGTCTACGATCTCGTACTCGGCATTCTCCTTGTAGTACTTGTGGGCGTACCCAGTGATGAGTGCCCTACATTGCGTGGCAACAAGCTCGTTGCCAGCCGCCGCTTTGTCGATAGCGGCGTAAGCGTGCCCGAGGTATGCGTACATCTCCCCGCCTCCTTTCGTTTGGTGAGGTGGTATTATGAGTGGCAGCGGGGGAGACCTCAAGGAAAAAAAGCCCGATCCGATGAAAAACGAGATTTTTAGAATCGAGTGTTACGTTGACGGGCACACGTACATCATCTGTACCGATGACAGCCCCGGCTCCCTTGACATAGAGACCAACAGGCTGGTCGATGTCCTGTATAGCTGGACAAACGGCTGTGGCCCACTGGACCTAGAAGACGTGTGTGGTCTTCTTGAGGCTTTTTGTGAACTCAGAAGCGAGCATGAGGTGTGGAACATCCTCAACTCGCCTAGGTTCTCAGCGGGACTAGAGGCCCGTGACGGTCAGTGAATCCTCGTACGCCTCTTCGCACTCGCCTTCTTCCTCTGCGTACAGGCAGAGTGCTATGAGTGCGTACACGGCCATGTCCCTGAGGCTGTCCTCCACGCTCTCGTTCACAAGGGTTGAACCCTTGGCGTGGGTCTGAATCCGCCTCATCTTGTCGTTCGCCCTGATCATGCAGCCGATCCAAGGAGGGATGCCGAACTCGTCGGATGCCCTTACGTTGGCAAACGGGTCCCCCTTGCGTCCATAGTCTGCCTGCTTGGCGTCATGGAGTTCACCTAGCTTGAGCAATTCTTCGTGGAAACGCTCGCTTCCTGACTGGCGGTTTGTCACCCTCGTAGCCTCCTTCAAACTCCCGCATGAACCTCATGGCACGAACCTTCACGCCACGACTCGTTTTGGTCGGGATTCTTCCCCGAAGGTTTTTACCACCGTAGCCTTGCATTAGCAACGCCTCGGCAGAAACTTTTTTCTGTTCGAGTTGGTCTGCCTTCTCTCGGTCCAGCCTGACCTTCCTCTCAGGCATGGACATCTTTTTCACGTCTGGGTCCTGACCCCTGAGCGTCGGGCTTGCCCCACCAATAATATCCAAGTGCTTCTTCATCTTGTTCGAGTACACCTTGTCCCTGATGGCCCCGATGTCCTCGGTAACTGGGACCCCGTCCCACTTCTTCCTCAGGATGTCCCTAGCGGCCCTTGTGGCCGCAGCCCAGTTACCGTTCCATAGGCCCTCGACGTAGGCCCTGCTGGGCTTCTCCATGTCAACCGCCTCAGAGTCAGCAAGTGACTGGAATATCCTCCCCGACAACTCCTGATACTCCGAGTACTCCTGTTCAAGGAGCCACCTAGTCTCCCCGTCAGGCTCTTCAAAGTACGGCTCAACCCGCTTTATGCCGACAGGGCGGTCTGACTGATTCTGGGTGTTGTACCTCCTGACCAGCTTGTCGGCCACACCTTCGTGTACGTGTACTGCCTTCATGGGGACCAGCAGCTTGTACCAGAAGTCGGTGGTGGAGCCAGTAAGGGGGTTCGCCCCCTCGGGGATAGGCTTCCCGTACTGGTCGTACTGCCGGAATTCCTCGTAAACCCCGACCTCCAAGCTCCTGATGAAGTTCCTCTTCAGCATCGGCCCACGTTCATCGCCGCCCTTGACAGTTGACCGGAGTGGTTTGAACTCCCTTGCCGCCCTCCGTGACTGACGCCACAGGTTTGACCCGACCACTGGGATAAGGCCCCTAGCAAAACCCTCCATGATCCTCTGCCCACCCACCGCCGCGCCACCCGGCTTCAACACTCTGGCGAGGTCGCCCACCGTCTTCATGAACGTCTTTTCTTTTGTCATGTTGATGGCAGAAGCCACCAGCTTCTCCCTTGTCACCAGCACTGCTGATACGCCTTCCCTCTTGTGTGTCTTCCACGCCTTGGTGGCGTCCTTTGACAGGGCAAGCCAAGTAGCGAACGGCTCGATCCTTGCGTAAGAGACGTAGTGGTCGAACACCTTGAAAGACATCGGGGGTATGGTTCTCGACCTGTTCTCTGCCGCCCAGTCCTGAGGCTGGTCTGGGTTGGTTCCCGTGATGAAAGGCTCACCCTCGTCGTCGTCCTGCATCATCATGGCAACGACACCAACAGTGACCAGAAGCTGCGCGGCCTTCTCGTTTATCCCTGACCAGTCACCCTCCCTGAACCCCCTGACGATAGATCTGGCGTATCCTTCTCTTCCGACACTGATCAGTCCAAGTGGGCTGTAGTTGATGCCCTTTCGGAATATGTTGTCAGGGGTAAGCACGAACGGGAACAGCCACTTGATGGCTGGGTGCATACGCCTAGCAGCCAGAATAGCCTTGGCGGGACCGGACGGCTCTCCCTGAAACGTCATGTCTCTCGCTCGCTCCAGTGCTGCATGCCACAGTGGGTGGCTTCTGTCCTCAAGCACCTCGTTGATGAACTGGCCTACCTCGGCATCCTTTTTGCCGTCGTACTTCGCCTGCCGATAGGCCATCGCCATGACCTCGGCGTATCCGTTCATGCTCTTCTGCCAAACGTCGAAGGCCACCAGAGTCGTCGTTCCGAACAGTCTCTGCGCCCTGCCAGCGATGCCGGGGATGTTCCTGTCGTAGTAACGCTCAACACGTGTCCTGCCGCCCTCAATGCCAAGAGACGCCTCAAAGGTCTCTTGTTCTGTGGCTATCGCCGTCCCGAAGTGGACAGCACCCCTGATGAAACCCTTCAACATTCCGTAGTACAGGTGGGGAAGCTCACCGATCCTAGGACCCATCTCCTCCCCCGAGGGGAGTCCGGTCCCTAGAGCCACCTCGTTCAGCAGGGCTGCTGTTATACGCTTTGGCCCAAGCTCGTACCCCATCACGGCGAGGTTGCTGATGGCGTTCGCCCCCCACGTCAGGGGTCCCGAGAGGATGTTGTTGATGAAAATCTCGTACAGAATGGCTTCCCAAGTGCCTACGTCACCCTTAGCCTTCTTGATCCCATACACTAAGGCTTCGATAGCGGCTGGGTTGCCGAGGTACTTGTCAAGGTGGTCTAGATCCCACCCCAGACCACGCAGGTGTTCCTCCACCTTCATTACTTCCTCGTGCCATTCCTCCCTCATCTTGGCGTACTTCTTCATCGCGTCTTGCTTTGTAGCACCACCAAGCAACATTCTTGCTCGCTGTCGGGCCATTCTTCGCTGGACCTTCCTAGGCATTGCAGTCAACGCCCTGTCCACAGCACGTTGGCCACGCTCCCTTGCAGTCTCCACCCTGTCCCGCATCATGGCCCCTGAGCGTCCCCACTCACTGGCGGCCTCTCCTGAGTACTGGGCCAAGAGGTACTTGAGGGTGATGTTGTCCTCTATCTCCTTCGCAGACAGCCCTCCCTCGTCCAGTTTCTGGAGAATCCAAGCGTGGGCTTCTCTGGCCATGACCCAGTCCACGGCTGTGAATATCTCCCCTCCCATGCCCTTCTTGATCAGGTGTTTTACAGTTCCGTCCCTATCCTTGTTGAACGCCACCTGACCTTGCGCCTCGCTCTCTATTTGAGCGACGACCTCCTTGCCAACCTTCAACTCGCCGTATGCCATCACTTGGCTCATGGCGTCACGGGTCCGCTTGTCGATGAACAGGTGTGACCGGTCAGGGTCGTACGCTTCATCAGGGAGGTCCATCTCGCCTAGACTTGTCGAGAAACTCCCACCGCTCTCCTCAACTTGGAGATACTCCAGCGGAGACGGAACAACCGACTGCGCCCTGCTGAGAGCGTTCCACTCTGGGCCATAAGCCTCCAGCACACTGCGTCCTGCTGCCTGCCTTCGTTCTGCGCGGTGTACAACCCGATCAACGTCAGTACCCTCCAGCATCCTTTTACGGACAGTCTTGATGTAGGAGTTCATGCTGTCGTACTGCTTTGGCCACACGGACTCCACAACAGCCCTGAACTGGTCAGGCTTGTTTTCTCTCATCCACATGGAGATGGGGCCAGATTCGCTGCCACGCCAGACCTCGTTGATCAGGTCCATCTCACGCCCGTCGTACGGGGAGTTGAACAAGCCAACCTTCCCAGAGAGAGCGGCCCACTCCATCCTCTCCACGTCGTCCTCGTCCAGACCGTCAACGAAGGACGTTGACCAGTTTTGGTCTGCCTCCACCTCGCCAGTTGAGATATGCTCGCCTTCCGGCTTCCAAGCCATGACCCGCTTGCCGAATCCGGTCGGTCGATACTTCCCGTCTTCTTGCTGGATCACCATCCCCTTACTCACCAGCCCGTCCATGTCGAGGTCTGCCACCTGTTCCGCAGTAACGTAAGCACCGCCCTCGTCCGCTTGCTTTACCTCGCGGAGAACCTCGAACAGTTCCGTGATGTCAGTCTTCGCTATGGTCACATTTTCGTCAGAGTACCCGTCCTTCAGGCCACCGATCAGTGTGTCGATGTCGTCGTTTACCTGATCGGCGTGCTGGGCCTCAGGGGTGGACTCCCTCTCTGTCGGTGTGTCCTCTGGGGGCGTGCTGGCCTCCGCAACCAGCTTCTTCCTAGCCCACACCTCTGCGGCGTCCTTTGCCGCCTTGAGTGAGTCCGTCGCACTCTCCTGCCCGTCCGGCAGAGTCAGAACCCACTTACTGCCATCCTTTACTATGAACGCATCACCGAAGGGAGTGTCCACTTCGTAGTGACCGGCGACACTCTTCCCGTCCACCTTGGTCTTCTTCGCCGTGGTGATTCGCCTCTTCTCCCTCTCCTCGACGTGCTTCTTCTTGTCCTTCTTCTTTACAGACTTCTTGGTCTTGTTCTTCCTGACCGGCTTCTTTGTATCCTTCGGCATAACGATAGGCTCAATGCCAAGGTCGGAGTCCAGTGCCGCCGAGTTGAACGCCGAGACCATGCCCTTGTACAAGGGGTCCCTGAACAGGGTGTTGCGAATCCTGCGTAGCCAGTCCCTCAGCATCTCGAAGCTGGTCCTGTTGGTCTTCGCCAGCTTCGACACCAGACCAGTGGTGATGAAGTGGTCGTTCATCAGGTGGGCGAGTGTCTCCTCCTTATACTTCGCCTCCCTCGCATCTGCTTTGTCAGCACCCCTGAGGTTTGCGTACGGGTCTCTCTTCGTCCCGTCCTCGTCGGCCATGTACTCGGTCAGGGCAAACTGTCGGTCGAAGTACTCCCTAGACTCCTTCATCAGTGGGCCGTACTTCTTGTCATTTACGAGCGAGTCGTAGAGTTCATCCCAAGCCTTGGGGTCTTTCCTCTGTAACTCGTGGGTGAACTCGTGTGCAAATGTGCCCGTCAGTGCCCTCTGCAAAGATTCCGTGTCTAGGCTCTTCCCCTTCATGTGCTTCTTCAGATTGGGGATGGACACGAAGATGGTTCCCCCACTGTACGCCCCGTCAATTGGTTGGGCGGTTTGGATGAACCTGATCGGCCTCCCGTTCCTCGCGCTCTTGTTGAGTTCCTTCACCACCGACAGGCCCCTGACCGTCTCCACGTCCCCCTCAGTAGCCCCTACAACGAGGTCTAACGGGTCCACGATGGTCGCGTTGGGGTCTACGTCAAGAATGAACTGCGGGACGGTTATGTCGATTTCCTTGGACCCTGCGGGGGCCTTGATGGGTTCGACCGGGGCGATGGGTCTTCCGGTCTTCTCGTGGAATTCGTCGAGCATGGCTGCGAGTACCTTGCTCTGCTCACCGGCCAACTCAACGGCCTCGTTACCCCTGAGCCTGTTTGCCACCACCTCGGCCACCTTCTTCTCATCGTCCGTCCTCTTCTTCTCTGCTGCAATTTTTTCCCAGTACTGGACATCCTCGTCCAGCTTCGACCCGTCCACCGCCATGTCCATGTATGCTCCCAGCAACCGGTCGGATACTCTCTGCCTGTCGGACTTGTTGTCCATATCCTCGTCCATGGCCACAATCGCTTCAGCGACATCTGATGGCATCGACATGGCGTTTCTGCGGGATGGGTCCACGATGAACCCAAGCCCCCGGTGCGTCCCCTTGGCGGCCCCCACCATGAACAGGGTTTGGAAGAGGGTCTCCTTCATAGCCTCGGCCATCGGGGAGCCTGTGAACGACCCGTCCTCCCCAACCAGTGGGTCCCCCTTGTGCCTGATGGCAGCGTCGTGCAGTGTCTGCATGACAGTGGTCAGTTCCTCCTCGGTCAGTTCGGCCATGAAGTCCTTGCCGAACCCCTTTACTCCCTGCTTGAACAGGTAGTTGGGCAACCCCTTGACTCCCCCAGCAAAGGCCCTCGTGATCCCTTTCTCGACTCCACCCAAACCGGCGGCACTGAAGGCGGTCATCACTAGAGCCTCGAACGCCCCCTGACCGATGGCCAGCTTTGTTGCCTTCTCGTGGCCCAGTTCGTGGACCGAGTTCACGTACGTCTCGTTTGCCGTCGTCGCGAAAAAGGTTGTGGCCATGGCCCCTGTGGACAGTGCGGAAGCTACCGTGCTACCAGCAGCCACCCCCAAGGTCCCACCGCTGATAGACGCCGCACCAGCGGCAAGTGCGGACATGGTCAAGCTGCGGGACGTGTTGTAGATCGCCCCGGCGAACCACTTCCTAGTCTCGCCCATCCCGTCCAAGTCGTACGCCATGGACCTTGCCAAGGCATCGGCGTTCATGCTCTGCACCATGTGGTCGGACACGGCTGGGTCAACGGCCCGCATGACAGCCGCACCCATGGACTGAACCGCACCACTAATCCCAGACCCAGCAGAAGCGGCCTCGAAGCTCCAAACGTCCTGTTCCGCAGGTAGACGCTTCAGGGCCTCCTGTTGCATTTCCCAGTTCCTGTACTGGGAATCCCTTCGCTCTTCAAGCTGCTGGGATTCTAGGTGAACCCCATACATCCCCTGCGCCTTCCTCATTTTCATGAGGAAGTCGTCCCCCTCCACGATGGCCTCACCGGACGCTAGGTCTATGAGGCTGGGGATTCCACCAAGTAGTTCCTCAGAGGGAACCTCGTAGTGTGCGAACAGGCCCATTGGTTGCTGTTCGTGCGAGGGGAACTCGTAATGGGCAAAGTCTAGTCGTCCGTTGGACATGTGTGCCTAGAACCCTCCACTCAGTCTTCTTTGTAATGGGGTTTGTGTCGGGAACGGGGTCGATCTATTGGTGGATGTGTGTGACCTCTCCGTTGATCTCTTCCTGTAGTTGAATTCCCCGGCCATCCTTCTGACATCTTCTGGGATCTGGAACGGCTTCCCGATCAGCCACTTCGGCCCCTTCTTGGGTCCAGCCTTCTTCTTGCTTTCCATTCCAACCCACCCACCCTCAAGATTCCACGCATTCTGGCTCTGTTCCAACTGGTTGCGGACATCACCAATCCACCTAGCGGCCAACTCTCTGACCTCGTGCAACTTCGCACTCTCACCGCCAGACTTGAGGAGGTTCATCTGCCCCCCACTTTGTTCGATCAATCTCAACTCCTTTTCGTTGGCTATGCGAATCACCTCTAGGGCGTTGCTCAGGTCTGACTTCTGGTACTTGTGCGGCTTGGGGTCTTGGAAGGTCAGCCTCTCCCAGTCAGTCCGTGCCAACGGGCCGGGGTATTCCTGACCAACCCACCCGTACTCTCTTCGGGGCAGGGTAGCGTCGTCGGGGAAATAGGCGACGTAGAACTCCTGCTCGCTCATCTCGTTGATCTTCTTGTCCATCTCCTTACTGTTGAACATCTTGTGAAGGGCGGGGAGTTGTTCTTGCAGCTTCTCGGATGCGGCCCTCTTCCTGTCTTGTATTGCCTTCAACTCTTGAGGCGGCACAACGTCCGGTGGCGGTTGAGTGTATGGCTCTGGTATATTCCGCTGGTCGGGCTGCGGCGTTGGCTGCGGTGTTGGCTGCGGTGTTGGCTGCGGTGTTGGCTGCGGTGTTGGCTGCGGCCCGCCCCCCTCACCGGTTGCCTGAAGGGATGCGGGGTCTACAAGCACGTCGAGGCTGGGGTTGGCAATGGCTGATTGCGGGACCACCCCAGCAGACCACTGAATGGGGGTTGGCTTGGGGAGGCGTCGCTTCAGGCCGGAAATCCAATTGTCTATGTAAACTTCTCTGGCCGTGCCCATCTCGGGAGTGCCGTCGGGGTTGGTCCTGCCGGTTGGGACCCTTGTATTGGCCGCTGTCTCATCAGGGAACACCAGCGTCGCCTCCTTCATCGCGTTCGTGTACCCTTTCTCGACGGCACTGATGTTTGCGCTATGAATCACCCTGTTTTGAGTTTGGTTCATCTCTCGGTACTGTGCCTTCTCTGCGTTCAGTGGGCTTTGAAGCTCCACTGGCGGCCTCCCCCCGTCAGGGTAAAACCGGACATCCCCGTTTGGCATCACCTCCTTGTTGGCCTGTGCCCGCTCTACGTTTGTCATCCCAGAGTTGGAGTCGAATCCGGCACGCTCCCCTGAACCGGCAAGGTATGACCCCATGGCCTGTTGTATCTGCGGGAGTGTCATGTTGCCGTTCCCGCCGCCGACGAAGGCCGGTCCCCATCCCTTGACGTTCGCGGTTCCCTTTTCCGCAGGACCCTGTGACTTCAGATACTGCCAAGTCTTGTTGGCCCCGCTGTGCCACTCGTTGAACCTCGTCGTCTCCCTTAGGGTGTTACCCTTTGCTGTAGCACGGATGAGTTCAGGGTCAGCCTCCATCATCCTCTGCGCGCGTTCGTGTTTGATAGCTTGCTGGTTTTGAAATACGGTGTCCGAACGGCGTATTGCTTGCTGCACAAACGGCTGGGCAATCTGGGCCGCAGTCTGAATGCCTTGCAGGGCCTGACCGATCCTCTGCGTCCTCTGCTGCTGCTCAGTCGCCTGCTTACGGACCCTGTACTGCTTCTGACCGGCAGCTAGCCCCATCTCCCCCATGGACTGAGAGAGGTCAGGACCGAAGTTCAGGTTCAGTGGCATCTTGTTGTTCCTTTATTGTTTCGGTATCGGGAGACCGGTCACTGGGTCATACCCTTGGTTGTCGGGAGTTCCGCTCCACATGTCGTCGAGCCACCCGCCGATACCGCCGGACCTTACTTCTGGAAGAGCCTGACCCACGCCGGACGCACCGTACTGGTTCGCCACATCCCACATACCGGCTGGTCCCATCCCACCAGTCATGTTTAGCCCAGTGACTAGCTCCACCAGTGAAGACGCTCGGGACAGTTCGGTTTGCGACCGCTGTGCCGCGAAGTCACCCAAGATGTCTTCTCTTGCAGAGAGGTTAGCCAAGTCGCCGGACTGGGCCATCGACTCTTCAATGGTTGACCACCCTGAGCCGAACCTAGAACTGAGTCGTTCCTGACTAAGGCCGTGCTGCTGCTGCTGGTCTCGCAGCACCCGATCCTCAGCAGACCCGTACGCATCCATTGCTTGGTCGTATCCGCTTTCTATCTGATCCCTTGCGTACAGTGTGCCTGTGAGGTTGCCGTATCTGGCGAGGTCGTTCTTCAGACGATTCTGCTCGGCAAGAATTCTGGCCCTTTCGTCTGGGTCTTCTATTGTGGAGAGGTCTACGTCTGAATACTCCGAGATCCTAGACCCCGGCATCAGGTAGTCAGAGTAGTCGTGGTCGCCCCCAATGTTCATGTTGGGGTTGATCATCTGGTTTGGTCCGAGGGGTGACCTCAGCCCTAAGGATTTCGCTAGATCGCCCGTCTGTCCCTCTAGAAACCCCCAGAATCCGAGATGTTCACCACCCACGGGTGCATCGTTATAGCCGCC